AAAGTAGGTTTTATCAATGGGTCTCGGAGATTGGATTAGCAGACGGTTCGCTACCGTCGGAAGTAACCCTCCATTTAAGGAGGATGAGCCACGTAATTTCGGTGAAGGAGTTATTAGAAGATTAAAGCTAACCAACCAGACTCAATCCTATCAATATGAAAAACATATTGGTGATAACCGTAAGTATATGAACATTTATTTATCAGACCCGATAATTAGAACTTTAATTGACTTACCTTGTTTATATGCGGTTAAAGATGGATATGATATTGTAACTGAAGACGCAGATTTGAGAGAAAAAGTAGAAAAACTTTTTACAGAAATTAATATTGATATGACAATCTATGGTTGGCTACGTAATGCTCGAATCTTTGGTTCTGGTTATTTAGAATGGACCGGAGACAACCTAGTACTGCGTTCTTCTCAAAATATGTTTATCCAAAGGAACGAACACGGCCAGTTAATGTATTATTATCAAGATACAGGGGCTGACACAGAGAATGTTAGGTTTGAACCTGACGAAATTGTACAATTACAAAATAACCCTTTTGATGATTATGCGTATGGATTATCAGACATACATACAGTTATGTATTTAGTTAACTTAAAAGATTACGCATTAAGAGATATTGGTGTTGCATTAAATAAACACGCAGTATCTAGATTTGATATATCTTGTGGTTTACCTGATATGCCGTATGGACCTGATAAAATTGATGAAATAGTTGAAGCATTTAACGCATTACAACCCGGAGAAGATATAATTCACGGTAATGACATTCAAATAAAAGAGTTAGGAGGAACTGAAAGAGCATTTGAGTATGGTAAATACACAGATGATATTATGGATAAAATACATATCGCATTAAAAGTTCCAAAAACAATGTGGGATGACCCAGAAAAAGCACGACCTATTTTTGAACCTTACGTAAAATATTTACAAAAGGCAGTAGAGTCTGCTCTTAATTCACAATTAATGCAAGAATTAGGAGACGATATTAGATTTAAGTTCAGACAATTGAACGTAGAAGATGCATTTACCAAGGCAAAAACTGATATGATATACTTATCAGAAGGAGTATTGGCATCTTCAGAAGTTAGGGCAGAAAGAGGATTAGACCCTGACGGAGTAGTTCCTTTACAACCAACGACACCTAATGTTAATGTTGCAGGAGGAAAAAACGTTGATAAAAAAGAAGAATCTAAACGAACTGATAAACGAGGCACAACCAAAAAGGGAGATGTCCGTAAAACAGCACGTAGAGCGTATGAACCTAAAAAAGGAAATAAACCAGCTGCCAATGCAACGGGAGATAGAAAATGAGTCAAATCAATAAATGCGTAAGTCAACTAGGACCAAACTTAAAAAAGCGTGGTATTACTAATCACGAAAAGATGGCCACCCAGATGTGCTCGATGTGGGCAGATGAAAACGGGGTAGAAAAAGAATTTGGAGTTGCAAAAGCAGAAGAAACACAAAAAACCTTCGCTTTAGATTTCAAAGTAGAAGATGTTAAACTTGATGAAGAGGTTAAAGAATTTACTGTAAAAGCTATAACTTCTGGGGCTCACGAGTATGAAAAAGATGGTAAAGACCATAAGGTTTATATAGAACCTAATATGCTTAAAGATAATATAGAACTCTTTAAAGAGTTGCCTATATATGTCAACCACCAAAGGACGCCTGAAGATTTAATCGGAAAGGCAATAAATCCTGAAGTGGAAGAATTAGATAATGGAAAGATTGCAATTAAAATGTTGGCACAGATATCTGAACCAACAGAAAAAGCACACGAAGTGATTGGTAAAGTAAAAGACGGGGATATTACGAATGTCAGTATTGACTGGTTTTCTAAAGATGTGGATGTGATGGGTGACATCTATGCCACAAATATTAGACCAGTAGAAGTGTCATTTATAGAAAATGATAAGATGGAAGCAGTCTGTGGAGAATGCACAATTGATAAGGAATGCAATACACACGAACCTGAACAAGTGGAAAAAGAATTTGCACAAGAACCTTGTTGTAATTCTTGTTCTAGTGGTGGGACGTGTAACGATAACGAAAAAGAGGTCGATAGTATGAGCGAAGAAGTAAAGCACAACGATTCAGACAAAATAGTCGAAAGAGAGTTTGCAAATCTTAAAACGCAACTTGCAGAGATGGAAAAGGCACACACTGAATTGACCAGTAAATACGAAGCAGCTATTGGAGCTGTGGATGATTTTAAAGCTAAAGAAGAAGAGCGCAAAGCTGCCGAAGCTGACCGCAGAAAGAAAACTTTAGTTAATAATATCATCTCCAAACAAGTACTTATTGGTTCAGTAAAGGAAGAGTCAAAGGATGACCGTTTCAAAGAGTTGGAAGATTGGGATGAAACCAAACTTGTAGGATTCAGCGAGGCTTTAGAAAACATACCAACTCCTGAGAGTGAGAAATCATTCGGTAAAGGAATTGCTGCGGATTCTGAAGAGAAAGCTGTCGAAGAAGAGGAAGAGACTGAAAGGCTCTTCGGAATGGCTTCAAATGGAGAAATCCGTTTGAACAGGAAAGCACTTAATAGAGGTGAATAAATATGGCAACAGAAATTATAGTAAATGACGGTGGAGCACCATCCCGAATTATACCATATACAGCTTATGAAACATTATCAGCTGGTGAATACGTGCATATGAACAGTGTCGGAAAAATTGTTCAACAACACGTTAGTGGCTCAAGAGGACTAGGGTTCTGCTTGACTGCTGCAACATCAGGTAACATTGCTTCAGTTGTAACTGGTCACGGAATACAGCTCAACGTCTATGTTAGCGGAACCATCGCCGCCGGAGACGATTTAATGGTAATCAGGTCAGCAGATGACGGATTAGTTAAAAACGCATACGGTTCAGGCGGAGGACACAAATCGGTCGCACTTGCTCTTGAAGCAAACAGTGGTGGCCCTAACCTGAAATTAGTACAGGTACTCTGAGGTGATTAAATATGGTTACAGCACAAAAAGGAATATTAACAACCAACAACGAAGGTTCATTTTCTAATACCGGAGGAACAGGAGAAAGAGTTCTTATTGATTATAAGGATGCATTAATTGACTACAAAGTCACTGCATTACCAGCTCTACAAATGTTTACCGAAAGAATGAACACGGATACAGGCGGAAAAATAGATATCACATTTACTCTTCCATCAATGGCTATGGAACAGATAGATGAGGGAACAACTCCAGCATACCAACACACAAAACTACGCTCCGAGAGAGTGGACGTTCGTGAGTGGGGTATGGCAGTAGGTGTTACCCGCAGGATGATTGAGGATTCAAGATTCAACGAAGTTGAATTAGCCCTCAACGAAGCAAGAAGGTCGGTAGAAAGACACATCACTAAACACACAGTTTATGCATTGTTTGGTTTGTATGACGCAACATTAGGCACAGGTCTTGATGGACACGACATATACACTAACTCTCCAGAAAGTGGGTCAAGTAGTGTAACTGATTTCAGCGCTAACATTTATGGAGGTTTCATAGCTTCCGGTGGTACCGTTGGAAGTGGTCGTCTGTACAACTACGGATTAACTTCAGATGCAGATTTGGTAAGAACACACTATCAAGTCGCAGCAAGTACGTCTGCTGGAAAAGTCAGTTTATCTGATATAACTAAAGCAATTGACATTATTGGAGCCGAAGGTTACAATGCTGACACAATTGTTATTTCCCCAGCACACTACAAGTCTTTGTTAGATATGGCAGACTTTACAGTCGCATTGACAGCAAACACACCACGAGACTCTGGTGGTCAGCTTGGTTTCTTAGAAGACACAGCTGGAAACGGTTTCGTCGGAACAATATATGGTCTAAAGGTATTTACCAATGCATACATCCCTTCAAACAGGTATGGTGTATTTGATATGTCCGTTAAACCAATGGCTTATGTAGAAAGACGTCCTCTAACTGTAGAGGAAGCAAATCCCGGTTTCGGTATTGTAGGTTCTTATCTTTCAATGAGATACGGACTAAAAATCGTAAGACCCGAAACAGGTGTAATTTTTATTAATACTGGCTTCTTAGCTTAGTCTAAATAAAAGTTAACGACACATTGATTGGTTAAGGGGTTCCAACCAAAAACCCCAGTATGTTTTATATATAAACATCACCTTATTTTTATTATGCCGCTAAACAAAAGGTCAATGGGCCACGGAAAAAGATTTATCGCAAAGGTTGAATCTGATAACAACGACTATACTACTAGCGGGTATCTTGGCAGTGACAATGTTTTATCTGGTACAAGACAAAACGGCACTTGGACTGCGAATTTAAGTTCTTTAGCAGGTGGAGGCGGAGGTGCCTCGGGTTCTGTAAAAGCATCTGCATTATATAGTATTCCATTTTACAGTGGTTCTGCATATGGTGATATTGTTTCTGGTGCTTCTGGTTTTTCATATTATCAGGGTAATGTTGGAGTTAATCTAAATATTAATCCTACTTATCCCCTTCACGTATCACAAAGTAGCGGCGATACTTACGGAATGTATTTAGTTAATTCTGCAGGTCGAGGACTTAGGTTTGGAGATACTAGTGCAAATGGAACTGGGTATGGTAAAATTGAAGGTTTGGGTGGAAGTCTTTTCTTAGGTTCTACACAAGTATATACATCATTTCTTGGTACAGGTGATGCTAACACTACTTTGGGTAGTTCAGGTAGACGTTGGTCTTATTTTTATACACGGTACGGCGCTTTTGGTTACAAAACAAGTGTTACTGAAGGAACTGATTATGTAGTTGCAATAAGTAGTAGTACTACTAAACACCCAATGATTGTAAGAGACAGTCAATACGGTACACCTTTGGTAATTACTTCTGGGGGTAATGTAGGTATAGGCACAACTACACCTGCTCATAAACTGTCCATACTTGACGGTACTGTTGGTGGTTTTATAAATCCTCGCAGTTCAACTGCGACGGTTTCGATGGGAGCTTATACCGCACACCCTCTACAAATTTATGCAGGAGGAAATGAAGCAATA